AAACTCTAATGCCAAGCTTCTGAACAGATGAAGGGAATACGAATTGAAATCCAGTTCCATTGGTTAAAGAGGTATTGGTTCCACTTGATCTCTTAATTATATCTCCGAAAGAAAGACCAAATGGAGTATAACGAGCCTCAAAATAATAACCATCAAGCGAACCACTTTGAATTCGCGCTCCTATTCCTACATAAAAGGTACCGGACGGAATTGAAGATAGATCTATACTAGCTTCTGAATCTGCGGAAGCTGATACCCCATCATATCTGGCTCCTTTAAATCCAGTACCGCTATTGGTCACTTTACTGGTAGTTAGATTTAATGTCGAACTTCCCCAATTGCCGCCACCAGAAAGTGGAGATTCGTTTGATCTGTTGAAGTCATCGGCAAGAGTAGCTTGCGACCAAGCTGTATCATTAGCAGAACAATCACATTTAATCATTGTTGGCATTTTACTCCTAAGGAATCGTTATGATTTCATCAATGATAACTTCACCAGTTGACTGAACTAGTATCTTAGCAACAGTTCTAGGTGTAGCTGTGGCTTGAAGGATATAAACATCATATGGTCTTCTATAATCTTCTGGCATCGTCCATGCTGCTGTTCCTTCCGTCCCACTTTGAACTGCTGCTGAAACAGTTATGTTACCGAGTTCATCTATTCTAAATCCAGAAGTCATTCCTGGAATATTCTCCCAACCATTTTCGAATGGCGGACTAATTTCATCAGTTCCAGGATCATTTCCAGGATCGCCAATATCAATGAATGTTCCAACAACAACAAATCCATCCTCTGTTGCTGTTAACGGTCGCTTCATATCTCTAATCGTTCCGATTAAATCTGTGTTCCTCGGAAGATCGGGCGATTGTGCTGGCATTCTATACTTAGACATTATGGGAACTTTACCTTAAAATCGTTGCTGATTTGAGCGGTAACTTTTTCTACATTAGTGTCGCTTAGTGTCATTTCGACCTGATATATTCTTTGCTTCTTGTTAGAGATAGTCCAATTACCCTTTGTTGCATTCAACTTTATAACATCTCCAAGAAAGTAATCATACATATAGTAAGTTGAAGTCAAAGGAGATATCGAGATTGTATAGATTTCGTCATCATTAGCCATGGCTCGTTTCAATTCGGGAGCTATTAGAGCAGTAACATCTCTCGGTCTACTTCCCTTAACATCCTTGCGAACCATGTAGATTCCATTATTTGAAATATCTGTAGCATCACTAGCTTCTGCTAGCACTCCACCATTAGGTCCTCCATCTCCAACAACCCATACAAAATTACCTGATTGACCTGGATTGATGGTGGCGCTCTCTTCTATATCATCTAGATTCTTATTTCCAGTTCTATAATCAAATGAGAAAGTAGAGAACCTATTAGTTCCTCTAGCTACCAATGTTTTGAAGTACATTAAATTCTTAGAACTGGCTGTGTAAATATATTGCGGAACAATATCTGGTGCACCTGGCCTATTCATTAAATCTTCAAACACATTAGCCCATGTATAAATTCCCTTCTCTACAAAATACGGAGAGACACTTACTGTCTTAGGCCAAAAATGACTACCAGATCCAGTACCAACGAATGATCCCGGAGTTCCAGAATAATCTCTAGTAGCTGGTCTTCTTATTCCTGTGTCTCCACCTGAATCATTGAACGCTCCATTGATTAAGTCTATAAGTCTGAACATCAAAGCAGATTGATCCCATGCCAAGTTATCTGTATTGCCACCTTCATAATCTGTTGGATCTCCATAAGCTGTTGAATCTTTAACCAAACGATGGTTTAGCAAATGGAAATGAACTTGTAGCAACCACAACGGACTCATTGCTGTGTAGTAAGCTTTATTCTCTGAAGCAACAATTCTTCTAGAAGTAACTATACCAGTAAAATCAGGAGTACCAGATGATGGAGTTCGTGTCTTACTAGCTGCCGTGTCATTGATATTCCTCCATACTCTGATGATTGATTGTTTTCTTTGGACGTTTGCAAACGCAGGATCGTCTAGGTACAAAGCGAAATCGAATTGATCTATTCCATTCAATGGCATAGTCCAGTGCAAATCGGTGGCATGCTTCAAGTAAGCGTTGTTATTACTCCCTTCATAATCTACGCTGTTCTGAGCTACACCAGATCGATTATAATGACCGATCTGCCACGTAATTGTAGAGGTCATTTGATCCTCCTAGGTTTGCCATGAGTAATATAGAGTGTTGTCGGAATACTTTTTAAATCTAGGATCATCGGCCCTAAGTCCTACAGTCCATGTCCAGCGCGGGATATGTGATTGATTGGCCTGAACAATTGCTACAGAATTAACTACGCGGGCAAACAAGTAGATCTGTGTACCTCTGTGAGTCCAGACTAGCTTACGCAATCCCTGCTGCCAAAATGTTTGTTGTAGATGATCACTGGCTGCTTCAAGAGCATCGTAGTTCCTTCCTTGAATATATCCAGATAAAGCGAATCCCTTTCCTCTTTGGAATCCATCTCCTGATTTTTCTCCAATACCATGAGGTATTGTATGAGTCTCTACTTCGATATCATTACCATAAATTCCCTCAGATGAATCAATACAGATATAGTAGTAAGGAGCAATAGCGAATCCTGTTTTAAGAGACGTTCGATCATTCAACAGAAAGTCTGTTGCTCCACTCACACTCTGGAAATTAACTTGACTTGATACTAACATTTATCCCTCCGCAGAGATAGCTGCCAACTTCATTACATAGTTCCAATCTGTTTCTCCCTCTGTCTTGACATTGAAGTTCTGTTGTACGTTTTTCTGTGGTGCATAAGAATTCTTAGTAACCGGCGACTGAATCTTTCCATATGATGGCGTGCTGTTTGCATTCGCTCCAGCAAATGATACCACGCCTCCAGAAGCATAAGCATTTCTTAGCATCTGATAGTAGCGTGGATTGTTGGTCATTCCTTGAGCGCGCTGTAGATATCCTGGCAGCCATCCTCCTCTTGTTGAAGTTATTCTTTCTGCTGCTCTTCTTGTAATCTGACCCCATCTACCATCTCTTAGCTTCGCAAAGAAGATTGTATTTCCATTGCTATCTGTGGTTGGGGCGATTTCATAATTATACCCAATGTAAGGATTGTCCTTCTTGGGCTGCATTCTAGTTGCCAATGCAAGATCATCAAGCGATCTCTCCTTGGTTCCGAACAAGAAGCTTTGTGCTTCTCTAACACTAGTTCTCATTCTTGTTGCAAGCTTCATTTGCTGACTCTTATTAATCACCCACTCTCCTGCATGAGCAATGATTGGAACTGGCTTGCCAGGAGAACCCTTAATGTCTCCACCCAAAGAGAATTGCTGAGCGGGAGCAATCTCGACTAATTTGCCATATCTTGGCTCCAAGTAAACCGGAGCGTTTCGATACGCTTGAATTTTATTAATAAGGCCAGGCGTTACGTGACCCTCACCCGCATATATCATCCACAGATTTTCGAGCCTGTCACCATGCCCCCCTGGCTTATAGTAAACCATTTCAACGTCGCCACCGAGATTCCAAGCGGCCGTGTGTCCCTTCTTTTCCATGTACCTTCTAATCGTTCCATGAGCCATGCCGTCGCGCCCAACAATCAATTGATTGTCGTCAGTATAGATTGCAGGAATTCTACCTCGAATTCCTCTCTCAGTCTCCCTAGCCGACTCTGGAACAATTCTTGTTGTGCCAGGAAGGATCGGTCTTGCGCTCTCTCGAACTTTAGCGACCGCCTTAGCTCCTGCCCTGATCGCACGGCGACCCGGAGATTCTATTCTTCCGCCAAATGCTCTTAATTCATTGTCGCCAAGTTTAGTGAATCCATGATAAGTCCATCCATTGGTATTGCCCTTTTCTCCAAGTCTTGAATATTGCAGTCCTGTTCTAGAATAGACGTGCGCTCTACCAGATCTTGGATCAACAATTACATATGCAAGTCTTGGATTGAGTCCTTTTTGATTTGCGACATAACTTTTGAAGCTTGGCTCAAGATTTCCTTGTGCGTCTCGTCTCGGAGAAGCTTGATACTTCTTAGAGAATACAGTCATAGTCTTGACTTCAAATACTTCTCTACCCGCTTGAACATCAAAGGTTCCACGTCCGCCTCTTCCTTCTCCCTTACCGCTGGTGACTTTTCCTCCTGTCATGCGAGCAACAACAGCTTCTCCTACATTCCCTTGGGCTGTAGACTGTTCTTTAATAACAGCAGTTCCTGTTCCTAGCGGTTTAGGTGGAGGACTCCAATCTCTTCCTATCTTGAACTTTTCTATTCGAGGCACTCTTCGTAGAGTTTCTGATACTACTCCTGTGGCTCGTAATGGACCAGCACCAACAGTTCCTGCAAGAACTCCTTCTGCCGATCTAGACTCACGATACGCTCTGATTGGGTGTCTTACTGTGTCTACTGCCTCGCGGATAACAGGAATAGGATTCAATCCTTGTATCTGTTCCTTGGTGTACTCTCGTCCCTTAGCGTCAGTCCAAACATATTGACCGGCCCTAGTGACTGCTCTTCTAAGACCGCCTCCAATTGTTGATCCAGCCTTTACGATGCCTTTGACTATTCCTCCACCAGCGAATCTCTGAACATTTTGTTCGCCCTGCACTGGACCATATCTATCTTTTGTCCAGTTTTCCAATAGCTTCTGTGCAACAGCAGGGTTAGATTTAACTGTTCGAATTATTCGCTTAAGCATTGCATCACCAGCAGAATGATCTGTCTGAGTATTAAGATCGAATGCAAGCTTGGTTGCTACGACATTCGCGAACTTCTTATCTAGTCCAGCATCTACTAAGCGACCGTGGTAGTACAGCCTGTTGTTTGTCTGTCTCTGATTGCCACCTGTAGTAACGAAGTCGAATCCTCTCTTAGCGACAGAGCCTACAGACTTAGCCGCTCCTAGTATGCCGCCAACAACACCACCAGCAGCGAACCTAGGCGTATCATTTCCAACCCACTTCTCTAGTTTTCTTGTAGCAGCTACAGGATTTCGTTCTACTTGGCGTAGAATACGATCAAGTATTAAGTCTCCACGAGTGTGATTAGTTTGCGTGTTAATTCCAAAGGCCAGTTTTGTTGCTACTTCATTAGCAAATTTCTTATCAAGGCCAGCAGCTACTAATCTGCCGTGATAATACAATCTATTGTTCGTCTGCCTCTGGTTCCCACCAGTGGTTATGAAATCAAATCCTTTCTTAACTACAGACCCGGCCGATTTAACTGCACCAATTATTCCTCCTACATCGTAGGATCCTCTTGGTTTATACATTTGTGCTTGCTGATTATGGAGTGAAGTCGCGTATCTATTAGCAGAATCAACATCCTTGAAGATTCCTAGATTCTGTCCAGTAGCCAAGTAATGTTTCCAAGCCTCTTGTGGGCTAACTACCCTTCCATTTACAACTCTAGGAACAAGGACTTCCTGGCCCTTGTTGTTTCTAAATGAAGTAGAGTCAACCGTACTGTACGATCCATCCTTGTTCTTAACTGTTGGTCTGTGGGCAATATCAATATTGCCCTTAGAAATTCTTCCCTTCCATCTTCCAGGCAGAGAATAAACAGGATCTCTAACCACTCCACCAACATCATATGAATCTGTTTCGTTTTGAGATCTGCCGAATAGATATTGAGCAACCTTATTTGGTGTAGTTCTAAGTACACTAGAAATCTTCATTTGCTGCATCTTGTTAAGTACCCATTCACCAGCGTGAGCAATAATTGGTATTGGTGCTCCTTCGCTTCCGCCAATCTCGCCACCCTTATCGAACGAATTATTAGGTCTAGTTGCCCAAGCAGCAGGTATAATTGTTGCAATAGATTGAGCGCCAAGAGAAGGGAAATCGGATTGTAGTTTCTTCAACGCTCTAACGTGACTAAGACCAGACCGCCTCAAATTTTTATAAGTATTAAATATTGTTGAATATCCAGTGGTTCCTACATTTTCTTCAACGTCACGCTCAGCAGTATCATCATTGCCCTTGCCGAATACTGCACCAGAAATTGCTCTACCAACACGCTTTACTCCTGGAATCTTTTCCAATAAATTAGCTGTCTTCTCAGAAATCTTCTTTATTGCATTGTCCCATCCTGGGATACTTCTAATTAGATTGCTAAGCTCAATACTTGCAAGAGCTATTGCACCCGCCAGTCCAGCCTTGCCCATAAGTCCAACAAGACCTCTTGGGCCAGCAAGAGCCTGAGCCATACGACCAAATCGTCCAGGCATAGGATTGGTGAGTGTTCCAAGAACTCTAAATCTACCAATCAACAGAATGAGAGCACCGGCTAATGTAAATGCTCCAAGTCCACCAGCAAGAATTGCTACTAGACCCTTAACAACCCCCTGGAGTGGTCCGAACTTTTCTGTGACCTTGTCTAGCCATGTCCAAGCATCCTGTAATGCTCTCTTGACTTCATCCCAATGTGTAACAAGTAGATAAAGTGCGCCGAAGAGCGCAAATGATCTAAGTCCAAGGAACGCTCTGAGTGTTGCAATGACAGGGAAAAGTCTTTTCATTGCAAGATATACAAGACCGAATCTAACAACAAGAGTTAGAAGTGGGCCTAGAATAGGTAACTTAGACAAATCATCAAACACCTTGGCTAGCTTTCCAAGGAAGCCGATCAACGTCAATAGAGCAGGGATCATTGTCTGAAGAACGAATTCTGTGAACTCAGCGAATTCAGGAGAAGTGAATGCGTTCGCGAGATTGACTATAAATGTTCCGAGGACAGGGAGAAGCTTAGACAGCCCAACTCTAACTCTGTCAAAGAAATCTTGGATCGGCTTTGGATTATCTCTTATTCTCTTGGCTAATCTATCAAAGGCATCTGCCATTTGATTGATCATGTCTAGACCAGATCCAGCAGATGCTCCAATTAGAGCAGCTAGAAGTCCTCCAATTGCTCTTGCGAGATTGATCCATGCGCCCAGATGCTTACCAGCAGTAGCAAAGAAGTCTTCTAGATTCTTACTATTGTCACTCCAATCCTTGACTCTTTCCGAAACATTCTTAACATCGTCTACTAGATTTCTGAATAGTGGTGACGCTGCCTTGGCAATGCTGATAAGTGCTAAAGCAAAGTTTCCGGCAGCCTTAGCAATTATAGGAAGATTTCTAGTAGCCTCCTGGATAAAGAAGACTATTGTGTCGCGACCTTCTGGCGAAATAACCCATTTAGTAAACGCATCGCCTATATCAGCCACAACTGTAGCTAGTGTCTTGAACGCTCCAAGAATGTCCTCGTCCTGTAATAGAGAAATTGCTCCATCGATTCCTCTATTGACTGCATTTATTATAATATCTGTTATTGGAGTGACTGCCTTTTTATAAACTTCTTGCAGTCGCTCTACTCTCTTAACAAATCTTTGTTCAGCAGGAGATAACTTTTCGAATTCGCGAGCAGATTCTCTTTGCTTTGCTGTTGTTCTATCAATAGCATCAGCTAGTTGATCTTGTGCTCGCGTTACACTTCTATGCGCAATAATAAGAGCATGTGCAGCATCTTGATTCGATTGCTTAGCTTGATCTATTGCTTCTTTTGAATCTCTAATTGCACGGTTAGATTCTTGCACCCTCTTTCTTGCATCGATTACTTCTTGCGATCCTTCAACTCCTTCACGCTGCCGCTTCCTATTGTCCTGAGTAGCTCTTTTATTTCTTTCTTCTGCTTGTTGAACAGCAAGATCAGACTGGCGCTTCTTGTTCCTATTATCAGTAGCAAGTCTATTTTCTCTTTCTTGAGCTTGTTCGCGAGCCAGAGATGCACGCTTAATACCTAGCTCAAGATCTCTTTGCTCTAGAGATGTTTTAGCTAGATTGTCTTTAATCGCATTAAGACTAGATCTAGCTGTAGATACAGCAGAAGTTGCTGCTGCAATTTCAGCTTGATCACCCTGAGCGCGAGCTACCTTAAGTCTTTCTTGAGCCTCTCTTAGAGAAGCTTGCGCATCTTGTTCGTCTTGTTTGCTTCTACGATTAGCTTCTTCAAAATCTCTAAGCTTCTTCTTAGCTTCAAGAACTCCAAATTCTGCTTCTTTAAGAGCAAGAGCAGAATCTTTTTCTTCTAGATCTGCATCAACTGACAAACGAGCAGCACTGAGACGAGCTTCACTGAGCGACAGAGCGGCTTCCTTTTGCTCAAGAGAAGCATCTTTAATTGCACGAGCAGCATTAACTCGTGATAAAGCAAGATCCTTTTCTGCTTGAGATTGTTCTTTAACAGCGTCTGTCGCTCGTTCTCTTGCATTTCTTATTCCTCGCTCCGAATCATCGAGAGCTTGAACAGCTTGCTTAACATTGTAGTGAGCATCAGCAAGCGAATCAAGTGCAGCAACTCTAGCTTCTGTCTTTGCTTTTGCATCTACATCCGCATTGTTTCTTTCTTGTTGTCTAGTTTGAACAACCTTCATCGCCTTCTCTAGTCTATTGAATGCGGCAGCGAGAAGTCCAATAACTGGTAGTGCTTGAGCTAATCCAGACGCTAATGCTCCACCTAGAGCACCAGCGGCAACTACAGCAGATGAAGCTACAGCAACAAGTGCTGCTGCCAACTGAACAATTATGGTTAGTATTGACTGTAGAATACCGACCAAGAACAACCATCTAACATTTACGAATTGATTTATATTTGAAATTGCTCGACCAAACGCCGCACCTAGTTGTGTCATTTTACTTTGTGCTCTACCGGCATCACCAACAAAGGCAGCAAGATTTCTTCTTCCTCCCTCGACTCCTTTTCCGAAATCTGAAAATGCTCTACCTGCTCTCTTTGCTGTAGCTTCAACTACTGTTAGTCTTTGATCACTAATTCTTGTTTCTGATTCTAATTGTTTAACAACATCAGCAGTCGTTGGAAGCGGTGTTGCATCTATTGTTCTTACTCTTGTGGATCGACGTTCAGCAGCCTCTCGCTTAAGCTTAGAAGCAGAACTATCAACAGCTTGACGTTGTGCTGTTTCTTCCGCTAGTCTAGCTCGTTGCTCAGACGTTGTTATTTCTCTTAAGAATTCCTTATGTTCATTAGAAATTCTTTCAAATTCGGCACGTCTTGTTGCAACCCGTTGGTCGGATGCATGTGCTTCTTGTGCATTCTCAAGTCTTATTTCTTCTTGTATCTCAATTATTCTTCTATGAGCAGCAGCAATTTCTTCTTTATTCTTCTCAGATCTTCTTGAAGAAATTATTCTTAGATCAGTTAGCTCATCTGATCGTGCTGCTTCATTGGCCGCTTTCTTGCTAATTAACTTTTTATTCTCATTAAGAATAAATTCGTCAAGAGCTTTTCTTTCAATAGCTATTTCAGAATCTATAGCAGATTCTGTTTGAGAAATTCTTTGAGTTGACAGATCTTTGCGGGCATCAATCTGCTGCTGAATTGATCGTCTTTCAATCTGTCTGTTTCTTTCAATCTCAGCAAGTTCTTCTCGATGATCTTTAGCAGCTTCTTCTCTTGCAATTTTTCTAGCATTCTTTGCATCAGCAAGACGCTTGTTAAGCTCATCCTTGCTGATCCCTCCTTCTGTTCGACCGGCGTGGAATCCACGAGCTATATCATCAATGAATGAAATACCATCGAACAGCCTTCTTCTATTTTCGGCTGCTGATATTTGCTCCTGTTGTGTTGCTCGTCTAAGATCATCAGCATGTTGTCGAACCTGAGCACCAAGCTGTGCCATCCTTGCTCTAGCAAGATTAAGCCTCTTGGTAAGTTCTTCTGCTCGACGTAGTTCTTCCTGTTGAACGAACGTATCGCGAGAAATGAATGGAGAGAATCCAGGACGTTCTCTAGGCTGTCGTCCTTCCCTTTTCAGCCTATCGAACATTTCACCGGCAGATTCGGTATTCTTTTGTATCTCTGTTCTGAGTTTACTTACCGATCTAGCAAAATCATCTACACTATTTCTAGATCTTTGTATTGATCCTTGTTCGGCATCCATAGAATCGGTAAAATTCTTAACCGAATCGGTAGATTTATCCGTATCTCTACGGGTTTCATTTACTTTATTGCGCAGCTTTTCGAGGGACTGTGTACCGGAGGTAACTGCTTTGTTAAGCACACCACTAAGCCGGTCATAACCCTGGATTATTACTCGGATGATATGATTTTCATTCATCTAACCCCTCGAAGTTAAAGCTGTCAATGTTTGGACGCTTCATAGCCTTAAAGAACGGGCTATCTAGATCTTGCGTGTGGTCGCTAGCAGGGACAATTCCGTAGATTCTTTGTATTGCTCGTTCTGCGAATTCATCTATGCTATGCAATAACTTATCTCGTGTTTTATTTTCATCATCGTAGTTCGAATTAGCCCACACGCCGCTGATCATTGAATCCTTCAAGCGGTTTACTCTATCTACTGCCTTTCTTTTGGAATGAGATTCGTAGAATGCTTCGAACTTCTTCCAATACCAACTCTTTAATTCTTCTACTGTTTCTGGATGCTCTGCTGAGTATTCCTCTAAGGCGTCGATGGCTGAGATTCTTGGGGCTGCATCTTCTTGCTGATCTTCTGACCCAACGGAAGAACCCTGTTTTTGAAAAAATCCACCAACACTTCCCAATTCTGGTCAATAAATGTCTCTAGAATCAGGAAACCCTGTTCGTCGCTTAGTCCTCCTCTTTCTTCTGTATCCTCCATTATTCCACGCATCAATGCTCTTTGCGATCTAGGAACTCCTAGAATTACGAGATACATATTAGCAAATAGATCAGGAGCAAATTGCAAAAGAACAGCTATTGCTTTAACGAATGTATCGGCGTCAGCCCAATTCTGATTCTCAAGAGTATCTCCTAATGCACTTGGGCCTTCGAAGAGTTCGCTTAGAGTAAGTCCATCTGGACCTGACATTGCTGCGTTTAATGCTCCACCGAGAACTGAGAAAAATTCTATCTTTTGAAAGAAGCTGAGAGGCTGAAGAGTATAACTACTTTGGAACGGATCTTGTCCAATTGTTACAACTACAGGCTCATGACTTGGTTCAAGGACTTCTACAGTGTCCTCGGGCTGTGTGTTCTTGTTCGACACCTTACACCCTCCTTATGTTCGTGCCGCTATTGCGGCTTTTAACTCTGTCATTTTAGCAGGAGTATACACGTCATTCACGTAATCAAATGATTCTGTTAAAAATGGTTGTGGTCTTTGACCTTTAACTGATCTCTTAACCCATTTCCTTCCTCTGTAATTGAACACCAAAAACTTTGCTCTACGCGGAACTATTGGGCTTCGACGTGGGCCATAAATTCCAGTACCATTATGGACCCATATTGAATGCTGTACTTGTGGGTTAAGTTCTACTACTGCTGTGTAATCAGATCTTCCTAACGTTCCGCCGAAAACATGGCCTGGTTGAAAACTTTTAGATGCTGATGTGAATTGACCTCTATTGGCCGGGTTTCCTCCTCTAACCAAAAATCCTCCACCGAATGCTGGAGCCTCAGTAACATGCGATCCTGGCGCTCCTTCTGACGAGAATGTTCCAGGAACAATAGTCTCTATAGCATCGTGACGAATAACACCGTGCATTTTCAAAGCGCCTGTCGGTCCTAATGGAGCCAACTCTTTTGCTTTTCGTTCAGTCTCTCTTGCTAAATCATTGACAAAATCTTTCAGAGAACCGCGTACACCAAACTGACCACCGTGAGCGCGTATCTCTCCTAAACCAGAACTAATACTTATATCTCTTATGTCTATCATAAATTATGGTGTGTATACGAGTGCTGAAACAGTTGACGCTCCGGCGGTGATCGCAGCCTCGTTCGTGCTCCACGCCGCGAAGAAGAGGTGGCAGGTCGCGGTCAACAGTCGCGGCGCGAGGGCGTTGCTTCCCGGAGCCGTGTAGACGAGCCAGCCTTGCACAGGATCGCCCACGGAGCCGCCGGGGTAGCTGAGGGTTGCAACCACTGCCGAATCCCCAACAGTCGGGCCTAGGTTGATATCGAACTCATCGAATCCGTCCGCTGCTGCCCACGCCTGCGTGTTCGTAGTCCAGACGCCGAGCAGAACCGATCCCGCCGCTATCGCTGGTCCTATCTGCGCGCCGCCGCTGTTGGCGGGGTTCGCGACGTTCGCATCGTTGTAGGCGACCGAGTACGGGCCGAGTAGGGTCAGCGGGCTGAAGCCGCCCGAAATTTCATCCTCAATATTATCAAGCAACTCATTCAAATAAGTACGAATATCTCTGCGTCTAGACAAAGCTATAGCAGTTACTAAAAATTCATTAAGATTAAGTGTCATTATGTTGTTAAGGATATTGGTTTTATAATTTCAATAAAAACATGAACAGATCCGACAGTTGGAACCGGACCTTCATCCCACCATATCATTGTGTTGTCTGTAACACTTCCTCCAAAATGTGCAGCAAAATTAGGCTTGCTACTTCCTGATGTTCCACCTGCACCTGATCCATCCCAATAATGACCATTTTCAATTATAGCATTTTGATCTGTGTATAAATGGTTTGATTGCCAAGTTTCAACTAATCCCACTCTTGATGTTCCAAAGTTTGCAAGTGTAGCTGTTAGTGCTCCTGCAATCATAGGAGGCGAAACATTGTAAACAAAATTGCTTCCGTTATTAAAGGCAGCACGGCGAGGACCACCTGTTTGACCAAGAGATACAGAAAGTGAATCGCGCAAATCGTATCCTTGAGCGAAAAAGCCATAAGAATTTGAATCAACAGAATTCCAAGCACCTATATGGAATTCAATGGCTGGCATCGTTTGGTCTGGATCAACGATGGTTTCTCCAAATCGAATACTTGATACATATTCACCAGTATCAGTTGTGTATAAAACTACTGCACCAGATGCAAGATCAGATACGTCTACTATTCCTGCATCAACCCAAGTAATAGTAGACTCACCACCACTTAAAGATTCGATATCGTCAAGCAATTCATTTAGGTATGTACGAATATCTCTACGACGGGATAGAGCTATAGCAGTTACTAGGAATTCATTAAGTTCCATTTTCCCCGCCTTTAAATAGATTGCCAGGGCCATTGCTGACCCTGGCATATTTGACTATGTCTGATTGAATACTACGTACACTCTCTCATCAATCTCAGCTACTGATGGATCAGGCAAAGCCTTGAATCTAACAGGAATTGAGATCTGCTCTCCAGTCTTAGCAAAGGTAACTGCTGACTCCTGCGGAGTGCGCTGAGCCTTTCGGAATACGAATGCTCGTAGCTTTCCGCTTTCCTTCTGCATAAGAACGGCGAGTCGCTTCTTGAGATAAGTAACAGGAGTTCCTACACCCATTCGCTGTTCGCTTCCTGATGTAGAAATTACTCCAGCCTGCCACGCGATCTGCATGTGAGCAAGATCGAACTCTTCGAGAGCCGTCGCAACTGAGTATTCGTAGCCCGTAGGCCGAGAGTCAATATCAACAAGTTCTTGGTCGATATCGAATGTCTCTTCACTAAAGTTGTTAGTGATGGTGATTCCGGTCTTTGTTGCACCAGCGTCAACCCATCCGGTCTGTGCGTCATAAGTTGACAAGTTTACGATATCGGCAATCGTTGTTGGGAATGCCACCGTAATACCAGCTAGAAGAAGCCGACCGGCACCACGAATAAAGTTGTCATCTGTAACGCTGTATCTATGAAACGCCATATTTGTTCACCTCCCTCTCGGCCTACTTGGCAGAGCTAGACTCGTCTGCTGTTGCGTCTTCGCTCTTTGCTTCCCCCTGCTTGTCTGCTGATACCGCACGAAGGTTAAGTGTATTGCTCAGAAGATCATGTTCTGCTTCTGTTAGCTCAACCTCGCCGCCCACGCGCACGGGGTCCTTTCCCGGTAGGCGGATTTCCTCCGTTGCATCAGCACCGTCCTTGTTGGACACGTACTTGTATGTCTTAGTGTCGCCCATGCGAACCTCCTTTTAGTACGGTGAAAACTTCTCCGCTAGATAATTTAAACTGCCACCCTGGTAAAACGTTCTTGCATTTGGATCAGTGCCAGAATGCTTTATGAAAATCTCTCCAATAGTTACCATTGCTGGTCGAGAAATCTTTGGGACTATTGGCGCTCCATCATTGCCCTCGGGAAAACCTCTGTGCTTTTCTGTCACCATGATGGAATTTGCTGCCTCTAATGTCCTATGAATTCTCGCGTTCACTTCTTCCTCCGAACTTTCTGACTTGACCATAATTTCTATCGCTATAGTTATACCATAACAATCAACAAAATCTGAAGAATTTGATATTGGACTCCCAATATAGGCAATAACACAGCAATTGGGATAAAATTCATTTGGTTTCTCGATTAGACTAGGAATGGTTCCTGAATAAATATTATCGGAAGCAATGTGTTCACATACAAACGGATCTTGATCTCTGCCAACTGCCGTGAAGAATATGTCGTCTCTAGTACCCCACAAGGTGTTCTGCGCATCAATAGCGTTATTAATATTCTGGATAAGAAGAAGAGTTACTGCCCTCTGTAATCTCTCCATCCCTATTGCTGCTGTTAGATCGGTCATGGATCTATCCTCCACCACAGATCTGGAACCAGAACGGCATCAGAATCCATAGTTGGGTAGTCCATTGGATCTGGTGTCAAAAGAATTCCTCTTCCATTGTCTCCATAAGAAACAGCGGGCAACAATCCATGAACATTAAATGTGAATCCTAGGTCAATTGAATCTTGCGCAACCTCCTTGGTAAGAGTGTCGTATAATTTAAATAACCCTTCGCGTTGGTCGCGATAAGTTACAACTTCATTAGTTCCTGTCGTTGTCTTTGCTGCTAGTCGAGAATCCCAAAAATCTATTGCTGCTGGTATGTATTGAAGAGTTGTTAATTTTCCTACAAATTGTCTGACACCCAAATTCCACGCGCTTGCTTCATCTGCCGGTTCAGCTACTGTTGCAAACAGACGAAACTTAACGTAGTCAGCAAGGGCTTGTAGGTCTGTTAAAGAAAATATAAGATCAGATGTTTGCGGCTTAACGATCATCTCGTTATATGTAGCCGGAACGTATCTGCGTACTATTTCAGTAACAGCGCCCACAAGCCCTCACCTTTTATTCTGGATTTTCGTTATCCTTAGAGTTATCTCCCCTTACTGCACTTCTGGTCTTTCGACCTACGTTTGCCTCTCTAGGAGCGGCGGGATCAACTGGCTCTCCACCCTCTTCCTTCTGCTGGGCGTCGAGGTTTTCTGTTCTTACCTCATCAGGAACAAGGTGATCGCTGAATGAGCCATCATCTGTTACTGGCAATGAAGTTGTTGGAGCAGCAACAACTCCTGCTGCTCTAGCAAACAATTCATTCTTTCTGTTGTTTACTTCATCTTCATTAAGCACTTCGAGTCCTGGAATATTCTCCCCATCATCAAGTCTCTTCTTAAGATCAGAAGAAAGCTGATCGTAAGGGAAAGTTTCGCCAGCGCCGAGAACTCGGCCGACCTGGCGATCCTCACCCATTGCCTCATGAATGCTTAGATCATTAGTTGCTAATACGACTTTACCCATGATTCCTCCTTAAGCTACCGTTGCCCATAGGAACGCCTCAGGGATCAACAGACGTGGAATACGTGCAGATGCATATCGCAAGAAGTAAGTGTGGCTGCGGTGATCGACCATTACCGATGCCTGTTCACCCTGCTTAACTGCGAGGTTGTCGAATCCAGCAGATACGGTTACCTGTCCATCGAGTACGTCTGCAATGCGGACGCCGTTAAGGACATAATCAGTTGTAACAAGAACCTTTCCGTCAGGAAGGTATCTGTTCAATGATGTGTAACCATAACCACTAGAAGTCTCGTCGCGGTATCCATCGTCGTAAATAACAATTTCAACATCCTGCGAGAAGATTGTCATAAGCTCATCGATATCAGTTCTTCTAGGTCGCAAAAGATTTGCAGCCTGTGGAGAATTGAAGTTGATTGAGTCTCTAATGGCCTTGTTCTCTACAAGATAACGATACGTCTTGCTGGTCATGTGCAAGAACTTTGCAGGGAATCCTGAATCGTCGGCAAGCTTGTTGCTCCATGCCTCGATATCAGCAATCGGATCTGCTGTTGTTGTGTTTGACCACAGTGTAGTGACGGTTGGCTTGTGTCCAGCAGGCAAACCATAGTTAATGTAGATAGGTGATCCAGTTGGGTAAGTAAGTGTCATTTCACCCTGGAACGCCTGCCATCTCATCCACTCAGTTCGCTTTTCATTTCTGATACGAAGTTCATTACCTCTATCGATGATTGATTTACCCGCTGAGCGAGCAATATTTTCATCTGGAGAGCTAAGCTTCATGTAATCCTCTTCCATGATTCTGTGCATCTCGTCCAGAAGAACCATCTCTAGAATCTCCTCGCGGTACTGCTCGCCCTTGAAGCTAACGAGCATTGGATCCGCATTAGGAGCACGTAGCTGAGCTAGCTGATTAACAGCCTGCATTTCGGTTACTCTTACCTTCGCAAGTCTAGAAGGGTGAGGTACCAATGGAGCAATTCTGTTTCCAAGCGAATCACCTGTTGTCCCGAAGCCAACTGAACCTGGCATCGGCTTGGTGATTACGTCGGTCAGAGTAGCCTGATCCCAAACGTCAAAGTTAGGTAGTGCTGTCATGGTTTTTCACCTCCTTATTCAAACTTGCATGTTGGTAGAGCGGATACCAACGCAGATGCGTACTGCGTGAATCCGACAATTGATGTAGTAGCGAAGATCGCATATGCCCAATACATGGCTACTGGCTCTGCGCCCGCTGTTGAAGAAGCAGCGATATCAACTTCGTGAGCCAGAATTCCCTGAATTGTTCCCGATCCCTTGTATTCCTCATACCAAGTCGTAACACCTGTTGCATTAAGCTTGAGGATTGTTCCTGCCGGAACAATATGTCGCAAACCATCGTCAGCGAATGTAAATCGCTGAGCATCTAGTACAACAGACTTAGCGTGTGGAGCCTGAGGGTACTTGAGAATTTCTTTCTGATCGGGTGTGGTGGTTGATCTAGTTACTTTAAACATTCTGACTCACCCCCTTATTCGTTGCCCTTTGAAGCGCGTCTCTTCGCTTCTGTAAGAGCCTGCTCTTGAGACATTCCCTCATTGAAGTACAGATAAGTGTAAATCCGCTTCTCTTCCTGAGAAAGTGCTGCCTCTTTCTGATCATTACCTTCATCGTCTGGTGCATCACCAGAAAGATCCTTGTCATTAACTGGATCTTCTGCCAGCTTGACTGCTGGTGCTACTCCGACGAGACGCTCAACAATGTCTGTTGTCGTAAGATTCTTCTCTACTCCGTCTTCCGACAGATTGAGAACGTCCCTTCCGGTATCAGCCATCATCAATTCTTTTGCAGCTAAAACTAGAGCCGGTGCCTTGCCTTCCTCTTGCCAGGTCTTGCAGCGATCTTCAATTTCTCGCTTCCTGTTATCGGCTGCGGCCTTGCGACCACGATCCAGTTCTGCCTTTAGTTCCTCGGCGCTTGAGAACCCAAGTTCGCTGAGGTCAAATTCAACTACGCTCATCTTTCCACCTCCTTGATCACTTGGATCATCAGTTGTTTCCTCTGAGAATGCGTAGATATGTATGTTCTCAGAGGCATTTACGCCGAATGGCTTCATGCCGTTCAGCCACGGACTATTAGTTAGAGCGGCGTGCTTGAGGACAGCGCGATATTTCTTTCCCGCTTCCTTGCTTACATAATCGAAGAGAATTCCCGCGCTTGTGTTAGCAATGGTTCCTCGTTCAGCCTTGCCCTTCACGTCCGGCTCTGTGAAGTCCATAGCTGCTTCCAGAATTGCTCTCCCTTTGTCATCCTTCCCAAATCTCAAGCCTCGGATGAAACCTGTATTTTCTGTTACTTTATCCGCATGAGAAGTAGGAATAGTTACATGCTCGACAGCACCTGCATCGAAGTTTTCCTTCAACTCCTGCATAGAAATTACACCCTTGGCTCTGTCTGTCTTACCTTCTTTAACAATTACAAGTGGCTTGGATTGTGATTTGCCGTCAGATCCAGGAGAAACATTCCACTTGCCTTCTCTCAAAACTGTTTTCCAGATATAACCCTTATCGTCAGGCTTTGCAGAAATTGCTGGTCCTGCATCAAGAAATACTTCTGCTAGAAAATCTGATTCTGCTGCGAACTTGACGTTTTCCTCAACCCATGCTTGAGTTACTGGAACCCAATCTGTTTCTTCGGA